GCGGTGGCCTTGGCCCACCTCGCCGTTGCCAGACAGTGGGTGTTCTGAGATGGCGACCAACCCGTTCCGCGCCGTGCGCGACTTCCTCACCGGCGAAGACCTGAAGGTGCGCCCGCCCGCCGCGCTGCCGGAACCCGCCCCGGAGGTGAAGAACGCGCTCTACGCCTTCACCACGGAGAACTACGACAGCACCTACGTCGGCCCCGTCCTCTCCGCGGCCATGGGCGGGCCGCGCCTGGACTGGAACTCGGCCGTCTACGCCTGCATCAAGGCCATCTGCGACTCCTTCCAGGAGGCGCCGCTGCGGGTGTTCCGCATCGCGCGGGACGGCTCGGAGGAGTTCGAGAACGGCCACCCCCTCATGGCCCTGCTGGACGACCCGCACCCCGCGCTCTCGCAGCCCGAGGTCAACTGGTGGCTGGAGTACGCCAAACAGGTCCACGGCAACGCCTATTTACGGAAGATCCGCTCGAGCGCCGGCCTCGTGGTGGAGCTGTGGCCCATCTCCCCCACCAAGCTGTGGCCGGTGACCACCGGCGAGGACGCGAAGGCGGGCGTGTTCATCTCCCACTACCGGATGGACCTGGGGGACGGGAAGTTCGAGGACGTGCCCGTGGACGACATCCTCCACTTCCGCATGGGCGTGGACGACCGCGACCACCGCCTCGGGCTGTCCCCCCTGCGCCACCTGACGCGGGAGGTGTCCAGCGACGAGGAGGCGACCAAGTTCTCGGACGCCCTGCTGAAGAACTACGCGGTGCCGGGCCTCGCGGTGACCATCCCGCCGGGGCCGTCCCCCACGCAGGAGCAGGTCGAGCAGATCCGCGCCCGCCTGCGGGCCGAGTACGGGGGCGAGGGGCGGGGGCAGATCGCCGTGGTCGCCAACGGCGCCACCTTGCAACCCATCGGCTTCTCCCCCCAGCAGCTCGACCTGAAGGCGGCCCACGAGTTCCCGGAGAGCCGGATCGCGGCGGTGTTCGGCACGCCCGCGATGGTGGTGGGGCTGGGCATCGGCCTCCAGCGCAGCACCTTCTCCAACTACAAGGAGGCGCGCGAGGCCCTGTTCGAGCAGACCATCGTCCCCCTGTGGCGGGCGGACGCGCAGACCTTCCGCAAGCAGCTCCTGGTGCCGGACTTCGCGGGCACGCCGGACGTCCGCCTGAAGTACGACCTCAACGAGGTGCGGGCGCTCCAGGAGGACCAGAACCAGATCTACGCCCGGCTCACCGAAGCGGTCAAGGCCAAGTGGCTCAAGCGGAACGAGGCGCGGGCGGAGGTGGGCTTCGACCCCATCGACGGGTGGGACGACGAGGACGAGCAGTCCGCCCTGGACGCCGCCGCCGGGATGCTGGCCCTCCAGCCCCCCGCCGAAGAGGAGGACGAGGACGAGGGGGACCGTCCGCCCCCAGGTGGCGGTGGGAGCCGGCCCCCGAGGCCGCCGGCGAAGGCGCAGGGGCTGGGGGCGATCCCGGGGCTGCTGGACGTGCAGCGGGCGCTGATGCAGCCGGCGCTGGAGGACGCGCTGCGGGAGTTCCAGGGCGCGCAGTTGGCGCGGGTGCGGGCGAGGCTGAAGCGCGGTGCCTGACCTCGAGGACGTCTACGACGAGGCGGAGGAGCAGGCGGCGCTGGCCCGCGTCCTCCTCCCCCGGTGGGAGCGCACCCTGCTGGTCGTCCACCGCCTGGTGCAGACCGCCTTCCCCGAACTCCCGGAGCAGCGGTTCCGCCTGGACGACGCGGCCACCCGCTCCCTGCTGGCGAAGGCCGCCGCCCGGGTGGTGATGATCGACGAGCACACCCGCACCGAGCTGCGCCGGGTGCTCCAACTGGGGCAGCAGCGCGGGTACTCCGACCAGCAGATCGCGGACGGCGTGCCCGCCGAGGACTACGGCGGGGTGAAGGGCCTGTACCTGGAGACGTGGAAGAGCCGGGCCACCACCATCGCCCGGACTGAGTTGTCGATGGCGCAGGTGGAGGCGTCCCTCGATAGGTATGCCGCGACGGGGCTGGTGAAGCGGGTGCAGTTGGTGGAGCACACGGACACGGACGAGGAGTGCTCGGAGCGGAACGGGAAGGTGGTGCCCATCACCACCCGCCCCACGCTCAACCACCCGAACTGCCGGCTCAGCGTCATCCCGGTGGTGGACGTGTGACCGCAACCCTGACCCGCCTCCTGCGGCCGGACGGGCTGCCCCTCGGGTTCGACCCGGACGTGGACGCCCCGCTCGAGGGGCCTTCGGTGCTGGCCTTCGTGGGGCCGTCCTCCCCCGCCTGCAACATGTGGCGGGTGTGGCAGCCCTTCTCCAGCCTCCAGGTGCGGGGCTACCGGGCGGAGTGGGCGTGGCTCACCGACGCCCGCTCGGCCGACCACATGGCGTTCTACGACGCCTACCTCTTCTGCCGCTCCATGTGGGAGCGCACGGACTGGGCCGGCGCGAAGGGGTGGCTGGCCCGCCTGCGCCGGGGCGGGAAGAAGATCTTCTACGAGGCCGACGACGACCTGTTCTCGGAGTTCATGGTCGACCAGCAGATCAAGGGCATCCACTCGGAGTCCACGCGGGAGCGGCTCCGGGAGGAGGCGGCCTGCCAGCGGTGGGCCATGCAGCAGTGCGACGGCGTGACCGTGAGCACCCAGCGCCTCGCCACCACGGTGCGGGCGATGACGGACAAGCCGGTGGCGGTGGTGCCCAACGCCATCGACGCCGAGTGGTTCACGGCGGTGCAGCGGCTGGCGACCCGCACGGTGCCCGGGCTGACCATCGGCTGGGCGGGCGGCCACCGGCCGGACACGGACGTGGAGGCGATGGCGGTCGCGTGGGGGCGGATCGCCCGGCGGTACCCGCACGTGACGTTCGTGCTCATGGGCTACCAGTCCGACGCCGTCTGGTCCCGCGTGCCCCACGGGCGGATCAAGGCCGTCCCCTGGATGCACCAGTCCGAGTACCCGATGGGGCTGGTCGACGTGGACATCGGGTGCTGCCCGCTGGAGGACAAGCCCTTCAACCGCTGCAAGACGCCCATCAAGGCGTGGGAGTACGCCCTCTCCGGGGCGGCGGTGGTGGCGAGCCCGACCGTCTACAAGCAGTGCATCGAGCACCAGCACAACGGCTACCTCGCCACCACGGCGGATGAGTGGGAGTGGGCGCTCTCGCTGCTGGTGGAGCACGAGGACGCCCGGGAAGAGGTGGCCGCCATCCTCAAGCGGGACGTGCTGAGCAAGTGGTCGCTCCGCAAGAACTTCCGCCGCTGGCCCGATGCGTGGCTGAAGCTCTGGACGGGCGCGGCGTAGGCGCTATACTGCGTTCGGCGCACAACTAGATAAGCGGCGGCCACGCACTGGCGCCGGTTTCTGTCCCGCAAGGGCAGAGCCGGCGCTTTTTTGTTGGTCCGCCGCCCCCGCAGGGGAGGACGGTTCCGGTGGACCTCGCGTTCGGCGCCCCGCTCCGCATCACCGAGGTGAAGGCCGCGGGCGACGCGTGGGAGGTGGCCGGCTACGCCTCCACCTACGACCGCGACCTGGGGGACGACGTCGTCGTCCCCGGCGCCTTCACCAAGTCGCTCACCGGCGGGCGGCCGGTGCGCTTCCTCTACTCCCACGACCCCTCGCAGGTGCTCGGCACCGTGCAGGAGCTGAAGGAGGACGAGCGGGGGCTGTTCGGGCGCTTCAAGATCAGCCAGACCGCGCTCGGCAAGGACGTCCACACCCTGTTGAAGGACGGGGCGCTGGACAGTTTCTCCATCGGCTACCTGCCCTCCGAGTTCGAGCACGACCGCAAGGCGGGGGTGCGGAAGCTGACCGAGGTGGAGCTGCTCGAGGTGAGCGTGGTCGCCATGCCGATGAACCCCGCCGCCGTGGTGACCGGGGTGAAGGCGCTGGACGGGGTGGCCCTCCAGCAGGCCATGTCCGCCTACGTCGCCGACGCCGAGGCCCGGAAGCGGGCGGAGGCCGTCGAGCGACCCATCGAGGCGATCCTGGACGACGCGCTGCGGGCGGTGAAAGCCCTCTGCGAGCGTCGCCGCGCGGACGGGCGGGAGCCCTCCGAGCGGGTGGTGGCCGCCGTCGACGCCTACCGCGACGCCCTCCTGAAGAGCGCGGCCGAGCTGGCCGTCGCCGTCGAGGGCGCGGACGAGGCGCCGGTGGCACCCGAACCCACTGAGGCGAAAGCCGAGGCCGGGGCGGGCGCGGCCGCCGAACCCACGCAGGCCCTCGCGGGAGCGGGGCTGGTGGAGCGACACCAGCGGCGGAAGCGCATCAACGCGCTGATCGCCAAGTACCGCGAGGAGGACGACGCCGCATGACCACGCAGATGGCCGCGCTCGGCCGGAACATGACCCTGGACGAGATGCGGAAGGAGTCGCTGGCCCGCAACGAGGCCGCGGCCGCGATCGAGGCCAAGTTCATGGACTCGGCCATGCCCCAGGTCGAGAACGAGGAGGTCAAGCGCCTCCTGTCCGAGGTGGACGTCCTGGAGGCGAACATCCAGGCGCTCGAGGAGCGGTCGGGGCGGAACGACCGCATCCAGGGGGCGATCAACAAGTACCGCCAGCCCCAGCGCCCGCAGCAGGCGGCGCAGGGCGGCGAGCCGTTCCTGTCCCCGGGCGACCAGTTCACCCGCGGCGGGGCGTACCTGGACATCAAGAACCGCGGGCTGTTCGAGTCCCCCCTGAACCGGGTGGACTTCGGCGTCCAGATGAAGGAGGGCACCAGCCTCCTCCAGTGGAAGACCCTGCTGTTCGCCTCCACCTCGACCTCCGGCGGCGCGCTGGTGAACAACGACGTCCGGCCGGGCATCTTGGAAGTGCTCCAGCGGGAGATCACCCTCCTCGACCTCATCCCGCGCCTGACCACCGACAGCGACACGGTGGAGTACGTCCAGCAGACGTCGTTCACCAACAACGCCGCGGCCGTGGCCGAGGCGACCGGCAACGCGCGGACCGGCACGGACGGCACCAAGCCCGAGAGCGCGATGGCCTTCCAGACCGTCACCGCGGCCGTGCGGACGATCGCCCACTGGCTGCCGGTCACGAACCGGATGCTGGCCGACGCCTCGCAGATCCGGGGCTTCATCAACAGCCAGCTCCTGCTGGGGCTCTCCCTGGCGGTCGAGGGCCTGGTGCTGACCGGGGACGGGACGGGCGAGAACTTCACCGGCATCCTGAACTCCGGCATCAACGCGATGGCGAAGGGGTCGTTCAACGAGGTGGACGCCCTGTTCCGCGCCCGGACCATCGCCCGCACGGCGAGCAAGCTGGCCCCCACGGCCATCGTGCTCAACCCGGTGGACTACGAGCAGGTCCGGCTCCTGCGCGAGAACTCCGCCTCCGCCACGCTGGGGCAGTACCTCATGGGGCCGCCCAACACGCTGGGCGTCCCCACGGTGTGGGGCCTGCCGGTGATCGAGTCCGAGGCGATGACGGCCGACACCGCGCTGGTGGGCAACTTCACGCAGGGCGCCTCCCTGTTCGACCGCCAGCAGAGCGCGGTGCGGGTGGGCACGATCAACGAGCAGTTCATCCGCAACATCCAGACGATCCTGGCCGAGCAGCGCGCGGCCTTCGTGGTCTGGCGCCCCACCGCGTTCACGCGCGTCACCGGCTACTAGCCGATGAGCGAGGGGGCGGTGCGGGAGCCGGCGGGTGCGGGGGTGGCCGAGCGGCCCCCCGCGGCGCCGACCCCCCCGCGCCGCTCCCGTCGCGGGCGCACCCTCCGCAGCAAGATGCGGCGGGGCTACGAGGACAAGATGCGGCGCCCCGCTGAGGACAAGTCGATGGGCTGGGACACCTACGGGAGCGCCCCGGCGTGACCGGCGTCCTGTACGCCTCCCTTCTGGAACTGAAGCAGTACCTCGCCATCGGCGACCAGGCC